TGCAACTATCGATGAATTGGAAACCTGCATTATCAATACAAATCAATTCAAAATCAAAATTCCTTATTAGATAATAAAAATATTGAATGTGGTCCTTCAAGTCTCCCCCAGCTACAGCATAATTATGAACAAGTAGCCCTTCTTTTTTTTCATCATCTATTTCCATTACGGCCATAGCAAAATAATCAGAAGATGGGCTATTACTAAAACTTGGATCAATCCCTAATATATATTTTTTACCACGTTGACCCTTGATTAGTGTCGTCGGGCTATGTCCGTCCTTAATGGTACATTCGTGCATTTTTCGCGCACTAAAATAACTATCACTTCCGTCTGTAAATTGAGCACAATATTCCCGTTGAAAACTAGAATGACTTTGTCCTCCATTTTGAGCTTCGTCGATAATAGTTCTATCTATCATATGTTCTGGTAATGCTTCGTACCCCATTTGAGAAATAAAATAAGATGCATCTTGATTTTCATCTGGATGATAAATTTTATTAGTCCAGTCATTGTAGGTTTTATATAGATTTTCAAACGTATAACTAGCAGAAGATAAAGCTATCATTTTCGAATCATTTGTAAATACCATTCTGTCCTCTTCTTTCATTGATCCCTCTTTAATAAGCTTATCTTCCATCTCTCGCACTTCTATGCGTTCTTTCATATTTTGAGGAGCGACTAGGAAGGGCATAAGAACCGTCTGGATAAGTTCCTCGGGTAATAACAGGAACTCATCCAACAATAAGATGTTAGCACGAAAACCACGAATTTTTTCTCCGTTAAGAGGAATAGCCGTAATACTACCCCCATTAATCAACCATTCATACTGGTCATTTCTTTTGGTTTTCGCTCCAAAGCATTGAAGCAATAATTGAGCTTCTTCAGATTCAACCATTCTTTCTAAATTATTGAAAATGAATCTCGCCGTACGAAAAGTCGGGCCAGCAACTAATATTTTAGTGCCGGGATTAAATACACATTGCAAGAAACAAAAAACGCTAGCTATAAAAGTTTTTCCACAACCACGACCCCAGACACACATACTGAAGTTGTTATTCATCATGCCTCGTAGCGTGATCTCTTGAAACGGTGCAAGCTTAATGCCTGATAACAATTCAGCAGTAAAACCTAGATTATGATGCAAAAATCTTGCCAAAGTTATCTTAGCTTCTTTATCTGTAAGCTCTCCGTTTAGCTTGAGAAACTCTTCATTTAGATCATTTCTTTCGATCTTTTTATCTCCAGCATACCACATTTTAAAGAAGTCCCATGTTATAAGCTAATTGTAAATCATAATCAATATACTTGATATTACTTACAAAAATTTTTTGAATCACTCTAGCCGCCTCTACCCGCCCTTTCACGAATAGAAATTGAATAGTCGGATAATTTTGTATGAGTTCTCTCGTATTATGAAAAATATATTCTGGCGTTGCTCTTATTTTCTTTGATACGTGAGGTTGGTAATTAAATTTTCTACATCTATCTAAAGTTTCTTCTATTAAAATTATTAAATTTGCTCCCGCTCCTACAGACTTTTCGATTTCTTTTTTGAACCTAGGAAAACCCCCACTTAGGGTTCCGATAAAATCTCCTATAGATTTTCTTTCTATATAAGTATTGCAAGGAATTTGCGGATGTTCGAAGGCATAATCTCCGAATGGTAGTGTTTTAAGTTCTGTTTCTAAGAAAAACTTCAGAGGTTTTTGCTCTCTTGTATCCACAGATATTAGAGCCTCTCCTGTCTCGAAAATGGGGTTCGACGTATTAACGAATTCTTCTTCATTCGGAAACAAAACATATTTATTTTGAAATCCTAACTCGTCACAAAGTTCATAATAATTTCCAAATAGCTTATTAAAATAAGAGGTAGGCGGAAACATTAGAGTCCTCAATTCTACCTCAGTGGGAGCATAAGTTAGCTCTCTTCTTTCTTTCCTTTTTTTGAGTATATCTTTGCAGTATTCTTTCGCTTCTTTTTCGGAGCGCTCTTTTAGCCAGAGCCTTAAATTCGTTCTTGTATTAAAATCCGTTTCAAAATATTGTTGTTTATTTTTAAATTTGATTATTTTATTATCATGAAGATCATATCTAGGATAGTACTTTTGATAATATTCAACCATTCTAAGCTTATGAGCCTTTAGGTGCTTGTGAAGCGACCCATCGGACTCAAATTCTTTTCCACAAACTTTACATTTACAACTCATATCTCATCTTCTGACAAACCTAGTATTTTAGATTTCATTTCGTCCATTCCCTGCAAATTAGAAACCTCCTCTTTAACTGACTGCCTTCTCAATTTGGCTAACTCAACCATTTTTTGTCGAGTATCTTCTTCTTTCCAAAGCTGGACTAAATTGAGTATGCTCGCATTTTCTTTTATTTCTTTTTTTAGCTTATCGCTTCTCTTTTCTTTTAGGTCACCCAATAGCTTTGTTTGTCGATTAATACATTGATTATATTCGGTTTGGGCCGTGCTGATTGATTCGACTAGAGCCATAGAAATTCTTCTTCCTTCTGTATCTTCAGCCACGTCGTCCAATAAATTTTGAAGATGTTCTACGCGTCTCTGGATATTCGAAGCAATAACTACCTCGGCAGATAAGACTAGATATTGATCGACTTCTTCTTGAGCTAAATTAAACTTATCAAATGTATATCTTATATAACTACTTTCGAATAAATCTCTATCAGTCTGAGAACCATAGGTGCTTATTTGGTGAGTAAATCTATATGTACTCAAATATTTTAGCAGAGACTCTACGCACTTTTTGTCTTTTGCAGAAAGAACTTGTTTATTAAAACCTCCGGGCACATATTTATTAATTCTACTCAAAGATAAATTAAAAGTCGTCGGAGGCTTATATTCTAATGGAGCTTGATTATCGTTTTGAGCAGGGGACATCGCCGTGGTTATACTTAAGCTTTCTATGTGGTCAGCCACGGTACGTGTTTCTTGATGTAGGTTCGTCAATTCTTCATTTTTAAAAAGAACCTTTGCTATTTCTACAGCTACCATAGAGTATGCATGATCTTCTATAAATTTTTTCTGATCATCCGTTAGCTCTATTTTAGTTTTTGCTTTGTATTCATGAGCAGGCCGCGCCTTGATTTTCCTTGAGGCTAAAAACTCTTTAACGGCACGCCCTTCTTTACTTCTCCCGTCTACATTTTTATCAGGGAAAGCGATCTTAATTAATTCTAATAAAGCAGGAGGATCATTTGACCTAGAATTCCACAAACTTAAAATTTTCTCTTGCTGTTCTTCTGTTAAATTCATACTATAGAACCCCCAACTCTAACCAGACCTCTTCTTCTCTAAAGTTATCAAATTTTTTATTTTCAATATTAAAACCTAGTTCCTCAATTATACTCTCTAATTTCCCTGCTTTATCATCAATATTTAAGCCTAGGCTTTCGACCCCGCAATGGATCCAATGTTTTCCCTGAAGTAAGGTCTGCTCTCCATAAGGTAAAACTATAAAGATTTTCCCAGTATTCGACAATATCCTTTTAAATTCTTTCAATGTAGAAATTGGATCAATAAGATGTTCCAAAGTATGACTAGAGTAGATAATATCATAATTATTGTCCTCGACCATTGATAAATCATGTATGTCTATTGTAAAAACTGGATAACCATGTACCTTGGCTTTTTCTGCCTTACTTAATGACAATTCAAAACCTTCGATATTAGTAAAACCTAATTTTTTAAAATATTTTAATCCTACTCCGTCGCCACATGCAATATCAGCTATATGAGAATCCTTGGGTACATTAGCAAAGACTTTCTCTATATATCTTTCTTGACCCTTAGTCCATAAAAAATTATCGCTCTCATAAGACAAACCCATTTTTGTTTGAGCTTCTAGGTAATCGTTATAAGATTCATACTCGGTGGTACTTTTTGATAATAACTCTTTATGCATAATTAAAAAATATCTACATCATCATCGTTTAATATTTTTTTGACTTTCTTTATGATATTTTTCTTTATATTTTTTATTTGTTTATAACCCGGAGATCTATTTTTTTCTGTAGTATAATATCCCATTTCATCCGCTAGTTCGTCTTCTGATTTTTCCTCAATATATAAAAAATGATATACTTTCCATTCTAGGGGTTTCAGGGTTTTTTTCATTATTTTATGTAAAGACTGAACGCCTTTCTCTATGTCATAAGAGTCTTCAAATTTTTCATAAATTTCTTTATAATGGTTCTCGAGAGGGAGGGCGAGTTTTGTATCGTGAGCTCTTTTTTTGTATTTTTCCCAGTGAGCGTACAAGGGGCACGCATTGCATTGCTTCTCATAAATAAA